CTGCATATCGGGTGCCGACCGCGATCTGCGCTTGTTCGCCGTCTGGTGCGCGCGGCAAGTCGAGTACATCATGCAAGACCAGCGCAGCAAAGACGCACTGAACGTTGCCGAACGCTTTGCCAACGGTAAGGCTACCGATGAAGAACGGGTCGCCGCATGGGCCGCCGCACGGGACGCCGCATGGGACGCCGCATGGGCCGCCGCACGGGACGCCGCACGGGACGCCGCACGGGCCGCCGCATGGGCCGCCGCAGGGGCCGCCGCAGGGGCCGCCGCAGGGGCCGCCGCAGGGGCCGCCGCAGGGGCCGCCGCAGGGGCCGCGCAAAAAGAGATGTTCGAGCGCATGTGTCTCGGCACCGCTCCTTGGCAACAAGCCAAGGTTGCCGCCTGACCAACTGCGCCCGCTACAGGAGAACGATGATGCAAACCGATCTGCTTTCCGCCCTGAAGGCTGCCCACCTCGCCGCGTATCGGCGCGACGACCACGAGCAGATGAACGTCGCCGCGCGCGCGATCAGCTACGCGGCGTCCGGCGAGCGCGAGCTCGCGCAGCAGCTGGCCGAGCAGCACGGCTTGATCGCGGTCGAGGCCTGACGTGAACGCGATCGCTTCGTACCAGCGCGGATGGAACGACCGGATGCTCGGCCGCCCGTTCGCGCCAGCCAGCCAATTCGACACCGCATACCGCGCCGGCTATGCCGACGCGCGCGGCGCCTGATCAGTCGAGGTCTGTCATGAGAGTCACGAAAGCAGCCCACCGCGCGGCCCGTAAGTCGTTGGATGGCAAGTGCCGATTCCTCGGCTTCGACGGCCGCACGTACCAGGTACTGACGCTGCGCGACCTGCCGCAGTGTCCGTCGGTGCGCATCGAGGCCGCGTATTCCGCCGGCCGGATGGTGCGGCCGCGCTGAGTAACAGATTCGGGAAGAGTCCGGAACGGCAGGGTCCGGCTAGGTAGGCAAAGGCACGGTTGGGTTTGGCGAGGACTGTTCTCAGTGGCAAGCCTACGGGCTTGCCGGTGCGAATAGCGCCGCGTGGAATGGAAGGGTCTGGTCAGGCGAAGTTAGGCAAGGCATGGCTAGGTACGCAAAGGTCGGGCAAGGCTAGGAGTGGCAAGGGCTGTTTTCAGCGCACTGGTTTCGGCCAGTGCGGTGCGAATAGCACTGCTGGGTGAGCCGAGGATACGGCGAGCCTGGGCCAGGCGCGGCAAGGAGTGGTTTGGTGTGGTCCCTATGAGAGCGAGACAAATGAACGCAATGACCGAATTGGCGGGTGTGACGAATGGCGGCGAGGCCGTCATCGATCTTTCGCAGCCCTATCGTGTCAGCTTCGAGCTGACCGGCACCAGCGACATGCTGATGCATCGCTGGAACAACGAAGCCGTCGACGAAAAGGCGAAGGCCGCGAAGAACTCTAAGGCGAAGAAGTCCGACGACATCGAGAGCTACGTGTACCGCAACGACGACGGCATGGTCTGCCTGCCCGGCGAGTACGTGCGCCAAGCAATCATTTTCGCAGCGAAGTTCCGGCAAGACCCGCGCAGCCCACGAAAGAGCGCGATGGATCTGTACAAGGCCGGCGTCGTCTCATTGACCGATCTCGCGTCGCTCGGCCGAGACACATGGGACTACGAAGATCGCCGCCGCGTCGTGGTTCAGCGCGCAGGCATCAACCGCACGCGGCCCGCATTCAAGAAGGGCTGGAGGGCCGAGTTTGACTTCATGGTCCTGACGCCCGAATACATCGAACCGACCGACCTGCATGCAGTGCTCACGCAGGCCGGAATCCTGATCGGCGTCGCCGATTTCCGGCCGACCTACGGGCGATTCGGTGTGACGAAGTACCAGGTCATCACTGACTGATCTACCGGTTTTCCAACGAGCAGTTTCATAAGTACGAGAGAGGCAGACATGCAACCCACCATGCACATCGACGTGCAGCCGGTCGAGTCGTCGCAGATCCACGGCATCGGCCACGACCCCGCGACGAACACGCTCGCGATCCGCTTCAAGAACCGCACGACCGGCGCGCCGACGTCGCTCTACCACTACGCGAACTTCACGGCCGAGGACTTCGAAGCGTTCCGCGACGCCGAGTCGATCGGCTCGCACTTCGGCAAGCACATCAAGCCGTACGACAAGAAGCACCCGTACGTGAAGGTCGAAGACGCGCCGGCCGCCACCTGACGCACAGGAAAGGCCGGTTCGATTCCGGCTCGTTGGCAGAGGTCTGGTGAGACGAGAGGCGGTTCGATTCCGTGAAGTGGCACTGGGAGCCAAAGGCCCGACTAACCCCCGTAAGGGGTTGAACGAATGCACCCCGAGAGGGCCGCGCTGCAGCAGCAAGCAGCAATCCGAACGATGTGCGAGCGCTGTGCATCGCGAGGTAGGTCCGCCACGAATGCTGGTTGCCGAGCCTCCGGCGACTGGCTTCACCCTGCGGTGACTGCAGGGCTACCCGGCTCAAGATGGCCCCGCCGCAGGGGTCTGACGAGTCGCCGGACGAGGGTAACCGGCACCTTCAGTGGATGGCGCTGTGAAGCGCGCGAGCTCGTGAGATTGGAGCGCGCAAACCAGTCGGCGGGGCATATCGCTCCGACGCGAAAAGTCGGCCGAACAAGCATACCGCCGCCATGCGGGGTCGACAGCCGGTTAGCGCCCGGCCATAGCGCCATCCTCTGAGGGTCGAGCAGCACAACGACTCCAACCACCACAGGCAACCGAGGTGTGACATGAAAGTGCAGATCAAGGGCTTCATTTTTGCTGGGACGGACTTCACGGGTCAGCTCGTCTACTCGTTCGCGGACTACGACCGCACGCAATACGACAGTGACCTGGTGCAGGTGCGCGAGTACACGCTCGAGGCCGACGTGCCGGACGAATTCGATCCCCGGCCGGGCCTCCTTGCGAATCTCCGGCGTGAAAAGCAGAAGCTGCAGGCCGAATGTGCCGCGAAGCTGACCGAGCTTGAGGCGCAGATCCAGTCGCTCCTCGCAATCGAGAACGGGGCGACGTCGTGAGCCCGATGGCCCTCCGCCCCGCCCTGCGCCGGTACGCCGCGCACCTGAACCGTCGGCAGCGCCGTGCGTGGATGATTGCTCGGCTCCAGCGGTCGCCGCGCGTCGCGATCAGCAGCGGCTGGCTGCCGCGCACGGTGGCGCGCACGTACGCCTACGTCAGCGTCGGAGGCAAATGATGAACGCACTCACACATTCGCCCGGCCCGTGGGAATGGGTCGGCAACTGCCTGGAAAGCAAAGCGCCGGGCCACTATGAATCGGTGCTCGAGGCGAAGGTCAGCTGCGGCCAGTTCTGCTACGGCGGCAGCGTCGAGCTGACGATCAGCGACGCCGACAAGAAACTGATCGAGGCGTGCCCCGACCTGCTGATGATCCTCGAAATCATCGCGGCCGACGACGACGCGGCGCGCCGCGAGCGGCGCCAGCCGCTGCTCATGAGCGGCGTGCGCATGGCGCTCGACGCGGCGCTGATCAAGGCCGGCCGCAAGCAGCTCGAACGCCCGACGGGAGGTGCGTAATGGACAAGACGAGCAACCGAATCTACCGCGAAACGTCCACGACCTACGACGGTGGCCCGGCGTTTCCCACGAGCGAAATGTTCGTCGACTCGCTGCCGATCGAGGCTCAACCGGGCATGTCGCTCCGCGACTACTTCGCGATCAAGGCGCTGGTTGGCTTGATGACGATGCCCGACGAATGGCGCGGCTTCGTCCGCAATGACGGCGCTGGCACGACGTGGAAAGCCGAGCTCTCGAAGGCGGCATATGACCTCGCGGACGCGATGCTGCACGCACGGGAGAGCTCGTGATGCGCTGGCTCGACCGACTCCACGCCAAACACCCGCGCACGACGACGATCGCCGCGATCCTGCTCGCCTTCGTCCTGCTCTACATCGCGCGCGAAATCGACCACACGAACTCGGACCTGCTCCGGTGGCAGCTCGCCGCCGTGCGCACGGCCTGACCTCTGGAGCTACGAATGCAAACCGCAACCATGGTCGACGTCGTCGACGTCGAACTCACGGGCACCGAGGCCGCCGCTGCGCCATCCGTGGCCGCCGCCGCACCCGCAGTCGTGCCGCAGCGCACCGCGATCGTGAGCGCGACACCGGCCGACCTCCTGCGCATCGCGATCGAGAAAGACGCAGACCTCGACAAGCTCGAACGGCTGATGGAGCTGCAGGACCGCCACGAAGCGAAGCAGGCAAAGCGCGCGTTCGACGCGGCGTTCGCCGCCTTCAAGGCCGAGGCCGTGAAGATCATCAAGGGCCGCAAGGTCACCGACGGCCCGCTGAAGAACAAGCGCTACGCCGAGCTGCACGACGTGGTCAACGCGGTGACGCCGGCCCTTTCGAAGCACGGCCTGTCGTCCGCCTGGCGCCTCACGCGCGACGAAAAGGACTGGATGGAGGTCACCTGCTACCTGCGCCACGTCGACGGCCACGAAGAATCCGTTTCGATGGGCGGGCCGCCGGATTCCGGCGGCGCGAAAAACGCGATTCAGGCGCGCGCGAGCACGAAGACGTACCTCGAGCGCTACACCCTGAAGGCGATCACCGGCCTGTCCGAAGAGGACGACGACGACGACGGCGCGGGCGGCCAGCAACCGGGCGGCACGCAAGGCGATCGCGGCGACGCTGCCGGGAGAAGCGGTGAGTCGAGCAGCCGCCGCGCGCCGCCCGCGCGCCAGCAGCAAACCGGTGCCGAGCCGCCGGCGTTCTACCCCCAGACGAAGTTCGACGCGAACAAGGACCAGTGGCGTGATGTCGTGAAGTCCGGCCGCAAGACGCCGAGCCAGATGGTCGCCTTCATCGAATCGCGCGGCGCGCCGCTGACGGAAAGCCAGATTCTCACGATTGATAGCTGGGCGAACGAGACCTGAGATGGGAAAGACCTCCAAGCACGTTGGCGTTTCGTGGAACAGCGCCATGTCGAAGTGGGCTGCTCAGGTCAGGCTCAACTTGAAGCTGAACCACCTCGGCTTCTTCCTTGACGAGGAAGAAGCTCACCGTGCCGTGATCCGCTTCAAGGTCGAGCACAAGCTCGTGAAGCCCGACGGGACTGTGCCGTGCGTTCTGGAGGCCTTCAAGTACGAGGATGGAAATCTGATTTGCCTGTTCAACTCGATGAAGCATTCGATCGGAGACGCGGTCGGCTACCGGGAAAAGAAAAGCGGATACGTGCAGATCAGGTACGGCCAGAAGACGTATCGCGTACATCGACTGATATGGGAAATGCACTGCGGGACGATCGCCGCCGGTCATGAGATCGACCACATCAACGGAAACAAGGCGGATAACCGAATCGAGAATCTGCGACTTGTTTCGCGCGCTGAGAACGCGAAGAACCTGAAGTTGCAATCACGAAATACGAGTGGCGTCTCTGGCGTCATTTACATGAACAACAAGTACCGAGTGACGATCGGTGCCAAATACCTCGGCTATTTCGACACGATTGATGAGGCAATTCGCGCGCGCAAGTCTGCTGAAGAACGAAACGGCTATCACGTAAATCACGGGAGAAAGTGAGATGGAAGTCCTGAACGTCACCCAAGGTTCCGACGAATGGATGCAGGTCCGGCGCGAACACTACACCGCGTCGGAAGCGCCGGCTGCGCTCGGCCTGTCCAAGTACACGACGCGCACCGAGTTGCTGCACCAGAAGGCAACTGGCATCGAGAAGGAAATCGACGCCTACAAGCAGGCGCTGTTCGATCAAGGCCACGCGGCCGAAGCCAGTGCACGTCCGCTCGCAGAGGAGATAGTCGGCGGTGACCTCTACCCGGTTACCGGCGCGACCGTCGTCGACGGCATGAAACTGCTCGCCAGTTTCGACGGCATGACCATGGCCGAAGACATCATATGGGAGCACAAGCTTTTCAATGCCGCCCTTGCGGAATCCGTCCGCGCTGGCACGCTCGATGCGACCTATACCGTTCAGATGGATCACCAACTGATCGTCTCCGGCGCTAAGAAGTGCCTGTTCATGACGTCAGACGGTACGAGCGACAACATGGCATGGTGCTGGTACGAGCCGGCTCCGGACAAGTTCGATGCGCTCATCTCGGGCTGGAAGCAATTCGCCGTTGACCTCGCTGCGTATGAGCCGCGCGAGATCCGCGAAGCGCCGAAGGCCGAGGCGATCATGACCTTGCCGACGCTGGCGGTGCAGATCGAAGGCAAGGTCGTCACCAGCAACCTGCCGCGCTTCAAGGCGGCGGCTGAGACGTTCATCGCGTCGATCAAGACCGACCTGCAGACCGACGAGGACTTCGCGAACGCGGCAGCGACGGTCACCTTCTGCGAGAAGGCCGAGAAGGAGCTGGAAGTCGCGAAGAACGCGGCGATCGGCCAGACGGCGAGCATCGACGAACTGATGCGCACGCTCGACCACATCCGCACGCAGCTGCGCGACAAGCGCCTGGCGCTCGACAAGCTGGTGACGAAGCGCAAGACCGAGATCAAGGACGAGATCGTCGCCGACGGCCGCAAGGCCTACGCCGCGCACCTCGCCGCGCTGAACGCCGAGCTCGGTGATGTCACGATCGCGATCGCGGCGCCGGACTTCGTCACCGCCGCGAAGAACAAGCGCACGCTGGCGAGCCTGCACGAGGCAATCGACACAGCCGTCGCGAATGGCAAGATCGCGGCCGACGCCGCGGCGCGCGACCTGCGCGCGAAGCTCGACTGGTACCGCAAGCACGCCGGCGAGCACACCTTCCTGTTCCGCGACCTGCAGCAGCTGATCCAGAAGCCGGCCGACGACTTCCAGCTCGCTGTGAACGCGCGCATCGACGAGCACAAGCGGGAGGAAGCCGCGAAAGAGGAGAAGCGCAAGGCCGACGAAGCGGCAGCAGCGCAGCGCGCCGCCGCGCAGTCTGCGGCCGCCAACCAGGCGCAGGCCAGTCTCGCGCCGGCCAATGACGCGGCGCCGGCCGCCGATGTGCCGCGCGCCGCCGAACCGCCGGCAGGTGCCGCGCGCGCCGCCGCGCCTCGCCGCATCCCGCGCCCGACTGCCGCGCAGGTGATCGACATCCTGGCCGATCACTACGGCGCCACGCCGGCGCAAACCGCCGCTCTGCTCGTCACCCTCGACTTCAAGGCCGAACTGTCGCGCCTCGAAGCCGCCGCGTAACCGCTTCTTCACCCCCAAAGGATCGTCATGTCCGAATTCCGCTTCTTCAAGATCAAGATGAAGGTCACGAGCGTCAATGTCCGGCAGGAGCTGAACGGCGAGGAGCACCGCCTCGCCATGGACATCGGCCTCGAATTCAACCAGTCGAACCGCGCGCTCGACAAGCTCGATAGCCGTCTGCTCCAGACGTTCTACTGGAAGTCGCCGACCGGCCCGGCGCAGGAAGACCTCGCAGGCGTCGAGAGCGTCACCGACTACCCGAACCTGCGCTTCGAACAGCTGGTCGCGCCGTTCAAGTGGTCCGAGAAGTACGAGGAAGGCCTGTTCCGCGTGCACCACGGCGACGACGAGTCGAACGACATCGTGATGCGCGAGGCGAAGATCAACGAGATCAAGTTCTGGCCGAAGGAAGGCGGCACGACGACGTTCAACGCGCGCGTGCAGTGCCACCCGGACGAGGCCGACGTCGCGCGCATGTGCACGGTGTTGCAGAGCGAAATCACGGGGACGATCGACACGGATCCGGACGACGACGAGCCGCCCGCGCCGACCGAGAAGGTCGAGAAGCCCGCGCGCGCCGGGCGCCTCAAAAAAGGCGGGAAAAACGGACAGACCGACGCCTTTGCCGAAGCCGCGCAGCAGCTCGCCAGCGGCTCCGCGTAACCGAACGGGCGAAGCCGCCGGCCGACAGGAATTGGCGCGATGCGCGGTTCTCCGACCGCGCCGGCGGCAGAGCCCCTACCCGAGGTGACCATGTATCTCTCAGACGATCAGATGGCCGTCGTTTCCGGCACCAGCATTCGCGGCTGGGAGGAAGTCGACTTGCCGGTGGGTCGGCAGTCGTTGCCAGCGTGGGTCGCTGGCACGCACGTTGACTGGAAAAACGGCCGAGTGAATTCGCCCGACGTGCTGCTGAAATTGCGCGGCAAGAATTTCGACTGGCCCGACAAGCGCTGGGCCAAGGAAGCAGACGGCATGTATATCGCGCGGCACGCTGATGGGCGCGCCGAAGTCATGTATCACCGCGGCGCCATCAGCATGGTGGAACTGAAAGACGAACGGCAGCTCAGCGCCGGCGTGAAACCTTCTGACCTGGCTACGGTAAAAGTCCGCGCTACCACGCAGCAAGACGGGTTCGCAGGCCGCCACTACTGGCTGATGATGGAAGATGGCGAACCCCTTGTGCTTCGCGGACCCTGGCACGGTGGCGCACCTGCCGGGTACGTCGAAGTACTGACGGTCGACATGGACACGTCCTGGAACAGAGATTACCGCTGGTATCAGGGTCGCCCTTGGTTCAAACGCGGTGCTTGCTTCGGCCTGTACATCACCGAATACCTGTTCCTGCGAATCGTCGCGCATTACGCCGCACACGCCCGGGTTGCACGCGTGACGCACTCCTACGGCCCGCGGCTCGACCTGCATCGAGCCGAATGGGGCATGCCGAAGGAGTTCATCTACGAGCTCGAGCGCGGCCGCGCCGTACGCAAAGAGCCGGCCGGCGAGTTCTGGCGTGTCTACTGGGACAACCACGAGGGCTACTGCGGCTCGCTGCGCATCCCGACGTACGGCTTCCGTCCGGAAGTGACCGACTTGCCGACGGCGGCAGATCACGAACTCGCCAATCGGAGGCCGTGGTGACCGCCCTTGCCGAAGCCTTCGATCGCGCCGCCGGCAAGAAAGGGCCGTGCACGCCGTGGAATCCGTCGCGCAGCGCGATGCGCCGCGTGCGCAACCCGCTGCCTGCACCGACCGAGTGCCGCTTCTGCGGTGGCGCCGTGCGCATCGCGCGCAACAGCGAGATCTACGGCCGCGACTTCGGCGACTGGCCGTGGGCGTACCTGTGCGGCGGCTGTCGCGCGTACGTCGGCATGCACCCGCAGACCGCGATCCCGCTCGGCACGCTCGCCGACAACGAGACGCGCGCGGCGCGCATGCGCGCGAAGGCCGCGTTCAACCCGCTCTGGCAGCGCGACGGCATGTCGCGCAGCGAGGCGTACAGCTGGCTCGCCGCCCGGCTCGGCATCGCCGTCGGCGAGACGCACATCGGGTGGTTTGACGTTGCCATGTGCGACCGCGTGGTCGCCGTTATTCACCAGGAGCACCAATGACCGATACGCAAGATCCGCTGTGGCGCGCGCTGACGCGCCTCGAGCACGCCGAGCTGAGCGACGTCGATCGCAACCTGCTCCGGCCGGCGTTTGCCGCGCTGCACGGCAGCCAAGCGATGCGCCTCCCCGAGACCGTCATGGCGCGCATCCGGCACCTCGACGCGACGCTGCCGAAGACCGAAGCGGCGTAACCGAGCCGCCCACGTTACGAGATGACCACCATGATCCGCTCTCTCCCGAACTGGATGACGTTGATTCTGCTGCGCGTGCACGGCCGCGCTGCGCGCACGCCCTACTTCGACCTGCCCGGCTACATGCTGCGCAACTGGATCCTTGGCGCGCGAAGCGTCGAGCGCAATCGCGACAACCCGGCGTGGGGCGATGCCGCGCTGCCGCGCGCCGGACTGATGTACCGCTGGCTATGCACGCGCATCGCGATCCGCGCACACACGATCCTCCGCAGCGACCGAGATCAACACCTGCACGATCACCCGTCGTGGTCGGTCTCGATCGTGCTCGACGGCGGCTACTGGGAAGTGTTCGAACCGACTCCGTTCGCGCTGAGCTGTCCGCTGATGTACCGCAGCGCACTGGAGACGATCAAGCAGTCGTGGATCGCGCCAGAACGCGCCGGCGACCACCTGTATCTGAACGACTTCGGCATCTATTGGCGCGGTCCGGGTGCAATCGTCGTGCGCCGTGCCGGCGACTTTCACCGGCTCATCCTGCCGCGCGCGACGGTCGCGAAGTCGATCTTCGTGATGGGGCGCCGCACGAACGCATGGGGTTTCCTGACGCCGCACGGGAAGGTGGGCTGGCGCGCGTATCTCGCGAGCGCTGACGCGACGACGCAGCGGGACGAAGAAGTCAAGGAAAAGTGAACCACCAGCCGCGCGGCACCCGTCGCGCGGCAACCACCGGCTTCAACGTCGGCGGCATGGGTGATGGGTGGGCGCCGTCACGCCGGCTTATTCATGCCAACGCTGCCATATGCGAACCGTGTCGCCGGCATTGAGGCTTGATCTACTGATTTAGAGGATGCAACCGTGAGCAAAAAGGCGTGGTCTCCCGAGGAGCTTGAGATCCTGAAGCGTGAATACCCGTGTACTCATACGCCGACGCTTGCCAAGCAGTTCGGACGAACGCCAACTTCGGTGTATCAGAAGGCTCTCAATGTTGGATTGCGCAAGTCGGCTGAATACATGGCCAGCCCCGAAGCAGGGCGCACCGATGGTAAACGCGGGGGCGCCACTCGATTCAAGCCGGGTCAGGCTGCGTGGAACAAAGGCATAAAAGGTGTAGTTGGCATTCAAGATAAGTGCCGCGCCACGCAATTCAAAGCCGGCCACGCGCCGCATAACACATTGCCGGTCGGCAGTTACCGCACGAACAAGGATGGTCATCTTCAATGCAAGATCGGCACGGCCAAGGGTTCAAACAGCAAGCGATGGCGCACCGTCGCAGAGATCGTATGGTGCGATGCGAACGGGTCGCTTCCACCGGGGCATTTTGTTGTTTTCAAGCCGGGAATGTTCACGAATAAGCTTGAGGAAATAACCCTAGATCGCGTGGAGTGCATCAGCATGGCCGAGAACGCTCGACGAAACCATCCGCGCAGTAAATCGCCCGAACTGGCGAAGCTTGTCCAGTTGAAGGGTGCGATCACCCGTCAGGTCAATCGAATCGCCCGCGAGGCGAAGGAGCAAGAGTCATGAGCACGATCACCGATATGCGTGAACACCTAATGCAGACGCTCGCAATGTTACGCGATCGCGAAAACCCGATGGACGTTGATCGTGCGCGAGCCGTCGCGCAAGTTGCCGGCGTCTTGGTCGATAGTGCCAAGGTCGAAGTGGACTACATCAAGGCGACAGGGGCGACCGGCGATTCGCTTTTCATCTCTCCGCTCAACAGTGATCCCGAGCGCCTTCTCAACGGCACCAAGGGCGAAATCGAAAAGACACCGACCGGGTTCGTCCATCGCATCCGCGGTTGACCACTTGAGGACCAAATACCATGACGACCACCGACAAGAGCCGCGCTGATGCGCTGACGGATTTAAGCGACGACGAATTGGCATTGATCCGAGAAGAGGCTGCACGCATTACTGACGATTGGTGCGAGCGTCAATTTATGGAACCGTCGCAAAAGGAATCCGATGCGAAGTTCGTGCGCGAAGTATTGCGCCTCGCCGCATCCCCATCTTCGCAGCCCGCAGCAGCGCCGGCCGACCTCCAAGGGCTGCGGCGATCGATCCTTACGTCGCGCGAGATCGTGCGCGACCAGGACGGCATGCTGTCGCATCCCGCCGTTCCATACCTCGACGAGGACGTGAACTACGAGACATTCTTCGCTGCGTTCGGCATCGAAGCCACGTTCATCCACATGGAGGATGACGTCGATTGCGATACGTACGATCGGTACTTCGCATCCAATAGTCCGGACTGCTGCACGTGGACGCCGAGCAGCCCGCAGGGCGATGGCTGGATGCTGCTTGAAATTTACGACACCGAGGACGGCCCGGTCGCGCTGTATGTGCGCGAGAAGAAACCCGAGTCGATGCGCGAACGATGGAAGCGTGAAAAACGGGAAAGTGATGCGGCCGCACCCTCGCCGGCGGACGAGCGGATGGAGTTCGTAGAACGCGTGATGGGAATGTTCGAAGCGTGGCCGAATGGCAAACCTGGCCCTACTGACGAGCCCGAATCTCATTATCGCTTTGGCTATAACACCGCTCTCGAAGATGTTCTAACTGCGCTCGACGTAGGCGTCACCGACGCGCCGCGCCGCATCAGCCAACGAGACGGGGCGGAAGGGGCGGCAATCGAGCTGTTACGGAAGTTCATGGAATATCGAGATTCGGATTACGTTCCGAACGTGTTGTTCGACTGCGCTAGAACGATCATCGATAACGCTATGGCGGCAGCAGCGCCGGCCGACGAGCGGGCCTCCGGTATGCCCGACGAGGTTAGGGATTCGATGATGGACAGTCAGTACCTCGCGGGCGTCACGGCAGGCTGGAATGCGGCGAACGCCGACGATCCGAATGCAGCACTGAAGAAGATTCACGATGCCTATAGCGGCTACCTGAACCCGCTGCGCGACTGGCAGAAGGCGGGGCGTCCTGGTGCTCCTGCGACGCCGGCCATGGCCGACGAGCGAGCGGAATGCATCGCATGGGCGAACGCCAACGGATTCCCGAAATATCACGAGTCGATGTGCGCAGCGTGGGAAGAACGCGCACGCCGCGCGGCAGCATCGCCCGCTGCGGAGGCGGTGACGATAACGGATGCCGAAGCGGAGATGCTGGTCGGCATCAAGAAGTTCCACACGCACGATTTCGGGCGTGGCCCGGAACTGCATGCGGACGCTATTACCGACGCGTACAAGCGAGGACGTGCCGCCGCCCCGCAACCCGCGCAGGCCGACGCACCTGTTCGAATCGAAGCACTGCGCAAAGGCCTCTTCAACGCACGTGATGCACTTCGTACCATCTACGAACACGGGGTGACGCGCAATACGCCTATCTGGCAGTGGATCGAGGACGCAAATTGCGTGTTGAATGGCGAACAGGCCGACGCACCGGCAGAGGCGCGCGAGCCGATCGCGTGGGTAACTGATGACGACCGGGCAATCACCGCCGCGCAAAAGCAACGCGCATTGGCAGATGGCGGCGCTACCGCATCATCGGTGCGGCCGTATTCGATTCCGTGCTACGCCGTCAGCGCCCCCGCCGATGCGGGAGAGGCGCGCCTGACGGACGCTGCGCGCGACATGCTCGCCGAGCGCCGCCGGCAGGTAGAAGCGGAGGGCTGGACGCCGGAGCATGACGACCAGTATCAGCATGGTGCAATCGCGCTGGCCGCAGCCTGCTATGCGGCAAATGCTGGAGGTGTCGCGTGGGCCGACCCGTTGCCGTCATTCTGGCCATGGATGCACAACTGGTGGAAGCCGACCACGCCGCGCCGCGATCTCGTGAAGGCCGGCGCACTGATCCTCGCCGAACTCGAACGTCTCGACCGTGCCGCCCTTCTCAATGGAGCCGACCATGACCAGTAAGCCCACCGACGACCTGCTGCAACGCTGTCGCGAGCTTCTCGAATTGAATGAGAAGGGCGAATCCCAGCAAACCGCGCTCCGCGCCTTGGCAGCGACCTACGATCGCGAGATCCCAGCGCATGACCGGCGCACGATGGCGGTGTCGCAGACCCACCTCGAAGCGATGCGCGCCCTTCTCTCCGCCCGTCCGGCCGAATCGTGGCAAGTCGAGATCGACGCCTACAAGCGTGAAGTTCGGGAGCTTGAGGCCGTGCTTCGCATTCCGGAAAAGATGGAGGATGACTGGATTCGGGCCGATGTTCAGCGCCCTATCGAAGCGGGAATTCCCTCCGATGACGATGTACTCGCATGGAACAATGATCCCGGATTCGCGACGATCATCTCGGCAAGTTTCATCAGCCCAAGCTTCCCCGAATACACCCATTGGAAGAAAAAGCCGGAGGCGCCGGCTGATATCGACCATGCCAAAGGAGTAGACCATGCCGAATGACAACGTGCTGACGGCCGAGGCGCGCGCCACGATCATGGACGCCTGCCAGAGCATTTCGCGCGGAGCCGACGGCCTGAAGGCCGGTTGCGCGATCGGCGATGAATGGCCCGACGCCGAGGACAAGGCATTCTACGATGCTGAATTGCGGCTGCTCGCGCGCTTGGTCGCCCTGCTCAACGATTCGGGCCAGTCGGAGCCGGAAACAGCAACAGTTGCTCGCATCGAGCAGTTGCGCAAGGCCCTGTTCGAGTCACGCGATGCGATGAGGGTCATGTCGAACTGGGCGAAGAAACCTGATCCGGCCGGACACTCGTGGGCCGTGCGCATGGTCGATCGCGCGAACGCCGCACTGAATGGTGAGCCGGAGCCGCGCGCCGAGGTGATGCCTCTGAAGGTCGAACGCCACAGCGACATGTCAGTTCTCGTCGTATTCAACTCATGTCGGCAGGCATCTGTATTTGAGCGAGAAATTGCCGTCCGCATCCAAGGAGTCGAATCGTGACCACTCCCCGAATCAAGAACGACGACATCCTCGCGCAGCTCGCAAGCGGCACGAAGACCATCTATCA